ACTTTGCTAACCCAATACATCCCCTGATACGTTTCATAGCGTCTTTGACATCCCCACCATACTAATAGCGGTCGAATTAATTCCTTAGCATGGTTATCTTCAATATCATATATTGAAGTCCTAAATCCATTGTCATTCAACATCTTTTGAACTTCTTCTTTTAATTTAGAAGCAAAGGCCAGTTGAACCACAAAATATCCATTTTTTCTTAAAATCGGTTTGGCTATATTAACAAATGTATCTTTTCCACTACGAGCATATCCTCCCACACCTATAACATGTACATCATAAATCGATTTACTATTCATTTTCTTTTTCCTCAAAAATTTTTTCTATTTCTTTATCTTCTAATCCCTGGGCTTTTAATATATTTACTAATTCAATTTGCCCATATTCACTACGTAATAAAATATTTATATAATCATTAGCTTGATTTTTAGAAACTTTAAATCTATCTGCTACATAACCCAAAAGTTTTTTATTATGCTTTAGTGTTTTGGATTTAATCCAGGGATAAAATTTAGTGGAAGTAGGAACAATTGATATTAATAATTGATAAAATTGTTCGGATGGTACTTTATCAAAAATCTTAAATAACTCAACAACTTCTTCTATAATGGATGAGTCCATTGAAAGTGCCCGCAAAATCATATAATGATTAAAAGTTTTACGTTCTTCCTCCGATAAATTTTTATAATAATCGGGGTCTTTAACTTGTCGTATATGTTTTACGTGATCAAAGAGAGATTTCTTTTTTATAATCCCTTTAACCTTTTCTTTTTGTCTTTTTGACATTTTGTAACTCGTAATTTATTCTTTTCAAATCATTTAAAAGTTGCTCGTCGTTTTCACGTAATACTTCAAACCATTGTAACATGATTGCTTGATTGCTTGAAAGTTTTTCCACCTTCTGATGAAATGCATATATTATATAGAATAATATTAAAATTATTATACTAATAGAAATTATTGCCCATATCATATATCATTCCCGTCATATTTTGGATCATACGGCATATATTCATCTCGTTCTCTATCTTCTCGTGAAGGTTTTCTCCCTTTATCCCACCGATCAAATTTCTTAGATTTTCGGCCATGATGTTTAGGACGAAACGATTGATTTCTTTTATATGTTTTTCCCATAATTTTTCTTATAATATCACAGTTTCAATTAGAATTCAAGTTATTTTAATCTATATTTATAAGTATGTTACCGAAAAATGTCATAAATTCAGAAAAAAAAGGTCGTGTTATAGGAAATGTATTTCATTTATTTTACATGGATATGAATACGTCTGTATTATTCGATAGTGAACTCAACATTCCTATTATTTGGGGTTCTAAAACCATAATTATAACCCTTCTTAAAAAAATAGATGAACACATGGCTGGAGCGACAAAGGATACAAAAGTAGTAATCTTTTCCTATATTTTAGGAAATGAAGGATATAGAAGAATCCAAACATTTAAAGCACCTATTTCTGAAATTGGAAAATATCTCATACGATATTAAGTTATCATTATATCAAAAGAAACAATGTCATATTTATCAGGATCATACCCCGACAGTTCATAATCAAATGTTAATCTTTCTAAATCCAAATCTACTTGTATTAACGTCTTAGTATCAAAATTAAAAATTCCATATATCCGGTAAGGTTTTGGTTTTAATTTTTTTAACTCTCTTTTCTTCTTTTCACGTAAATTCATAACCGACCAAAATCACTTCCGGATATATGGAAGATCGTATAAACTATCGTGTAACTACCATCTCCGAAGGTTTAGATACCGCACTGGCCGGAATTTCGTCTGATACCGAAACAACATGAATTAATTTACTGGCATTATCTACTAAAATAATTCCTTCTTTTTCAGCGGTTGATAGCATCTCTTGTGTTACCGGACTTAATGAATATACCTTTCGTGGTCTTCCTTTTCCTCCGGGAATGTGTCCGATTTCAACTACTTTCCCGTCTTTTATAGCTCGGCTTGTTTTACTCCGAGTGGTTATATGAATTATATTCGGATTGGTTTCAAAAATGTTTTCCATCGTAAAATATTTTGCCGACGGCCATTTAACAACTTGATTGGTATTATTTTTTCTCTTTGCTTTCATAAATATTTAACTAGATTGAAGAGCTATTTGCTCTCTGATTATACAACCATATAATAACTTAAAGAGTATAAAATGTCAAGATATTTTTTCATCAAAACTTCGTAAAAAAAGTTCGTTAATTGTTTTGGCCAAATCTATTACACTTTCTACGTCAATAAATTTAGCGTTTTTCCCATACATTCGCCGGAAATTTTTTTCAAGCTTAGATGAATTTTCTTCATGTTTCGATTTAATAAAATAACTCAAAATTTCAATACCTTGCCGCCGTATTTTATCTATTTGGGTTTTGGTATGATATACCCCAATTTCATCATGATAAAATATACTAGAACTTGTATCTCTCACTTCTATTTGGAAATATGGTTCTCCATCAGATAAATTTAATAAAAACCTTTCTTCTTCATCGGGTGTAATACCTTCAAATAAATTCATAACTGCACTAAAAGCCAATCCTTCTGGTGTACACCCTGACGGGGTTAAATAAGGAAATAATTCTTTTATTTTAGAAAATTTATCATGTTTTGAATCATACGCCAAAATTATATATGGAAACATATGATTCTTTGACTCTTGTGTAGTTCTAAATGATACGGTAATATGTATATTATCAATCATAGATGCCGCCTTACAAATAGCTGTTACTGCTGTCATAGTTTTATACCATTTTTCTCCGGCCATTGAACTGCTTGCATCTACAGAAATATGTAAATTTGCTTCGGGTCTTTTATCAATTATCATTTTATAAAAAAGGTCTTCTGCGTCAAATCCGGCTTCATGTAATTGCCTGCGATTTATTTTTCCACACGTTTTTCTTATTATTTTTATGGGGTTAGATTCGGCCCTAATTTGTAATTTCCTCCCCAATTTTGTTCCCAATCGTATTCCTTTTTGAACCGCTTGTTTTACCGCCGGAGGAGGCACGGGAACCATATCACCAAATTTCATGGCCCCACTTAATGGAAATACTTTTTCCCCGGATAAAATCAGTTCTTTAGTCATCTTTTTTACAACTATACAATCTACTTTTAAACTGGTATCATTTCCTGAAGCTGTTATCGGAATATCTACCCGCACCATTGTAATTCCGTGCTTTTCAATTAAATCTAAAAGTGCTTTTTGTTGTGAAGTAACCGCTTCTTTTTTTACATTTCCCGTTATAAATTCTTTTTGTATTTTGATTAATTTATTTATTTCTTTTAATACCTCTTTTTCCGGCGGTTCATCTGAAATTTTTTCGGTTGCATCAAAATTTTCAGATTCTGGCATTTTTCCTTGCACTATATCTGAAATCTCACCAATCATCTGTTTTCCTACATCTATTTCTTCGGATTCTCCCATTTCTAATTTAGTAGAAGAATCCGGCTCATCTTCTTCCTGTTCTTCTCCATCCCCAAAATCAAAAAAATCAGATGGATTTGCCAACCCCATATCTTTCCCTCGTATTGGTATTTCTCCCCGTTCCTCTTTTTGTAAATGTTCATCAATACATTCTAATACTATTTTAGTAACATCAAATGCGCACTTAATCCTATCTTCTGTTGTATGTAACCTATCTATATTAGAAATGTTTATGGTTTCGGCTATTTCTTCTAACCGGGGCAGGGCCAATAAATCTGTAGCCTCATTTGTAAAATTAGATATGCGAAAATCATATGATTTTAAACTTGGATGCCGGAAATAATCACTTTTTAAATATTCCCCAATCATATCATTATTTAAATCATCATATAAAGAAATATAATATCCTCTATATCCTGGAGCCTCATTAAATACAAAATTGTCAATATAACGATCTTCAATAATATTCCACATCCCATGTATAAATTTTTCCAATGTTGCTCTTCTAATATTTTTTTTGTCAGATAACGAAAGAATTTCATGTGGAATATTAGCCCACGCTTTCAAAACTTGGTCAAAATCTGTCCATAAAGTATGCGCCGCTTCGTGCAATGCCAATCCGACCGCCCGCTCAAATTGCCGAAGATTTGTTATTTTAGCAGAAATATAAATCGCCTTACCTCGACTATTAAAACTTTGTTCATCATCATGAAAATAAACTGGAATGGGCCTCCGAGCAAGGATCCTTACAAAATTTGAAATGGCCGCTCTAATAGAAGCCAATTTTACCAAATCTATATTAAATATTATTGTTTGTTCAGAGGAATCTACTATGTAATTAGAAAATTGGTCCATATCCATCCAAAATTCAACATCGGATGGATTAATATTTTTTTGCATAGACATTAAAATTTAACTCTTTTTTTACTTGCCAGTGGATCATTTAATGGACTTTTTACATTTTTAGGAAAATGTTTTTGTAAAATGCTTTTTACATATACCCGCTCGCTTTCTCCTACCCCTCCCTCATCTGGATATTCAGGATAAATAGCTGCTTCTGCTATTTCTTCCAATGTAAATCCATCCATTACTAATTCGGCCATTTCAACCATATTTGCCGGAGAAATAAAAGTTGAAATTTTGGCATCTTCCATATTACATTGTGAAATTAAATCATCTGAAATGGACGCCAGTGTATTCATGAGTTTTTCTTCATCTAAATTCCTATTCGGAAATAAAATAGAAAATAATGTTTTAAGTTGTTCTCCCTCCAATGGGGGCATTTCTAGTTTTATAGGAAATCTTCTAGCACTGGCTTTATCTAAAACTCTTGTGGCCGTATATTCATTTCCTATATTAGCCGTTGCAATGAAACAAACCCCATCGGCTACCTTTACCACTGAACTTGATTCATCTTCATCTAAACGCAAATATCTTTGTGTTGGATCAATTGCAGGCATTAAAATGTTCCATGCATCATGTGTACCCCGTGTAAATTCATCTAACAATATTATTGTATTGGGGGTGGTAATTGCCTTTACAAATGCCGATTTATAAAACAATGTACCTATTTCTTTTTTAAATGTTGTATTTCCTATTAAAGTGGCCCGGGCATCCTGTGTGCTGCCAATATTAAATACTTCAAATGGCCGTTTTAACACCGTTGCAACGCTACGTGCCGCCATAGTTTTGGCACAGCCCGAAGGACCAACAATCATAATATTCTTGGAACGTACAACTGCCCGAACCAAATATTTCCACTTTAAATCACTAATTATCAATTCTTTAGGCTTTAGTGATAAACTGTCCCTTATTATTCCAATCTCATTTTTTTCCATTGTGACACACTATAACATGCAACTCAAGGAAAGTCAATAAAAAAGCGGCTCCGAAGAGCCGCCCGGAAACCAAATAAATTATTTCATTTTAATTTTTAATGTTTTATTGGGTACACGTTTTCGTAATCGCACTGGATCTTTAACTTTATAATCAATTAATTTCTTAAAATCATCTACCGCAGACATTGGTTGATTAGGTAAATCTTTTATTTGCTTAACTAAATCTTCTACATAATCTTTTTCTTTATTTTTAGATTTATTTTTTTGAGGTTCATTAGTTAATGGCTTAATTTTTGGTTTATCCTTCTGAGGCATTCCTTTGTCCGGAGAAGGAGTTTGATCTTTTCTATTTTGAGTTACTTTATCAAATGCTTTTTCTGTAGCAACTGATTCTTCGGAAACATTCTTTAAGTTGGTCTTAACAAATTCTTTAACTTGATCCCACGTTTGTCCCGTAATCCAAATTCGGTCTTCGTTACGAGTAAACATTTCAATAACAAAATAATCAGTCCATCTCGGTGAAATTCTAATATATTTTAAATCTTTAGCACTAACCATTAAATCATCATGATCATCCCAATTAATAGAAACTGCTTTTTCGGTTATACCTTCTATTTCTTTAGATAACTCAGAAATCATCAATTCTTTACTTTTTAAACTTTTAACTATAGAATCTTTGTCCGGACGTTTTATATCTTTATTAACGTAAATTCCATTGGCATCCATTTCTGGAACTCGGGAAACCGATTTAGTTCCTATGGCATTAGCTCGTTCTAATTCCTCATTAAGAATGCGATTAACTAAATTTGTAAAGTTTTTCCTAACGTTGTTCATATCTTAATATAAATATCTCTAACCTTTACTAAAAATACATTTACTTTCTAATTGAAAATGAATCTTCAATATTTTCCCTATTAAGTAGAGGAACATACGAATCGGGAGAAGATAATCCCATTGCTTTTTGTCTCCACATTCTTAATTCCGCCCGATCTTCATCATTTCTCTTTATGTTTTCTTCTTCAAGAATCTTTAATCTCTCTTTAATTTCAGTAGATATGGCACTACACAATTTTTTAGCATCGGCAATTTCACATTGTAATATACTCGTATCGGCACTTATTTTAGCTGTTGTACATTTTGCAAATGCTTCAAAAGTTTTTTCTTCATTAGATAAATGTTCAGCAAAATCTCTTCTATTTTGTTCAATATGCGTTTTTAATTGATCTTCTAACCTATGAACTAGCGCTTCTCCTACCGGGTGATTAGTTATTTTTTGATGTTCCAATAATAAAATATGTTGTTCATGTAATTGGGACTTTAATTCGGTAACTTGATTATTTAATGGCCAAAATGCCGCCCCTCCAATAGCCAACATAAGCATAATTCCCGCAATAATTGTGGACCAATCGGTTTTTTTGGGTCCAGAAGCTTGGGTTACTGCAACAGACAATTCTTGAATTTTCTTATCTGTTGCGTCTCCTCGGTCCCGTACAACTTGGATTAAATCTCTTAAATCATCGGTTATACGTTGCATCCCAAGTTCAAGCTTGGCAACTCTGGATTCTATATGTGGATTATAATTATATGCTTCCCGTTTAGATTGTTCCGATTTCATTTATTTTAAATTCCTGGTTCAAATTGTTATAATATATATAAATATAAAAACGAAATCGAAACAGTCATTTTATCTTTAAGTCGCCAGAAAACTCCTACGTCTTTAGCGTAGGAGATGAATGGAGAAAATTATCCCCGGCTCTCAATATACATTCTGATTGTTTCCGAAGATACATCACCAGTTGAGCAGACTTGGAACGTGATGCTGTGTGATACCTTTTTAATCGTTTTCTCTTTCTCCCTAATATGTATATTCCAGAAACACAAAGAGAATAAATATATTAAGTGAAACAGGACTATACATTTAAGATGAGATTGTTTCCTAACAAGGAACAAGAAGTCCTGTTGTCCAAACACTTCGGAAGCATCCGATGGACCTACAACCATTTTTTGGATAGACGGACCAAGTTCTATCTGGAAGCGAAAGAGAAACAACTTGCCAAGAAAACATTAACTTATGTGGATATGGCAAAGGAACTGACGAAGATTAAGGAACAACCTGAAACTGAATGGTTGAATGAGTGTAATGCCCAATCTCTCCAACATGCCATTAAACATCTGGACGGAGCATATAATCGTTTCTTTAAGAAACTTGCGAAATTTCCAAGATTTAAGTCCAAGAAGAATAAGCAGTCATTTCGTGTCCCCCAATTCGTAGTAGTAAGCGAAGAAAGGATATACTTCCCAAAGTTTAAGGAAGGTATAAAGATTGACCAGCATCGTGAAGTAGAAGGTGAGATTAACTATGCTACCATCATCAAGAATAAGGCGGGTCAGTATTATGCTTGTATTGGAGTCACCAGAGACATTGAGAAGAAACCGAAAGCAGATAAGACCATTGGGATTGACTTGGGCATTAAGTCATTAGTGACATGCTCCGATGGGCAGCGATTTGAAAACATTAAGACCACCAAAAAGTATGCGAAACTATTAAGAATAAGACAGAAAGCGTTGAGTCGTTCCAAGAAAGGCTCCAATGGCAGAAACAAAGCACGATTGAAGGTTGGCAAGGTCCAAGTGAAGATTGCCAACATTCGTCATAATCATCTTCACCAAATAACGTCCAAACTCATTAACGAAAACCAAGCGATTTGTTTGGAAGATTTAGGTGTTAAAAATATGATGGCAAATCATTGTTTGTCCAAATCCATTGGAGATGCTTCTTGGGGAGAACTGGTGAGGCAACTAACCTATAAGGCAGATTGGTATGGAAGGAGACTTGTGAAGATTGATAGGTTCTTTCCGTCATCCAAAACCTGCTCTCATTGTGGATTTGTGAATGACAATCTCTCATTGAACATGAGAGAATGGGATTGTCCACGATGCCAACGGAAATTGGATAGAGATTGGAATGCTTCACAAAACATCCTGAGACAAGGATTGAATTTAACCGTAGGAACTACGGAGTTAGTGGCTTGTCCTGACATAAGACCCGTTAGAAATAATGGGCAGTTGGTTGGAGCCGAAACCCCTACGTCTTTAGCGTAGGGGTAGTTCATAATAAAATTATCCGCATTTACTATGACCGCATTCGGTGCAAGTTGAACAGCCTTCGATATATACGAGATCCTTCCCACAATTCGGACACTTTTGGCCTGTTATTTGTGTACCATCAATAATATATTTTTTTAAACATCTGGCTGCGGCTGCTCCCATTGAAGTAATATCGCTCTGAGCCTTTTGTAATTGTTCAACAACAAATTGTATGGGAATTCCGTGTCGCATGGCCATAGACGCCATTCTAAACAATATTTGTTCGGTGGGAGTAAATTGTTTAGAAAAATCTTCTATAACAACATCTCCAATTTCCAAAGCATATTGTCCTCGCTTCACTTTAGTTATTTTACCTTTTTTATTAGTAAATTTAAACCCAAATCCATTTACATGCCCACCAAAAATTTCATATGGTTGATTATTTTGAAGTCCCACAACAATAACAAATTTTTCTCCTTTAACCGAAACTACATAAATATCTGCATCTAAAGATGATAGGCGTTTGGGATAATCGAATGCTTTTGGTGTAATATTTTCTCGGGAAAGGTTTAATTCTTTCAATTCTTCATCAGAAAAATTCTGGTGATGTATTCCTATACCTTCATCTTTTAATTTAAATGCTAATGCTTTAAATGGGATACTGGAAACAACTCCATACATCTTTTTATCTGGAAACGCCGCAATGGACTTTACTTCTTTTTTATGTGCTTCCAGAATAAAATTATAAACATCTTTCCAAGTTGAACCAATAGGAAGCATATATGTCACCGAAATAGAACTATCTATCCATTTCATCACCTGTGACATTAATTGCAATTTGTCCATTGGATTAATTTCCGTGGATTCTTTAAATTTAAAATTATGCCGGTGTTCATCAATAAATTTAGCTATTGGCATTCCTTTAGAACCCTTCCAATCGTCCTGAATTGAATCACAATCCATAGGAATTGGATAACCTGCTTGAGCAAACATTTCTTTTATGACCCGAGGCACACAAAAATAATATTCATATTTTCCCGCCATGCGGGTTCGTTTCCAAAAATACATGAAAAATGCTGGTTCAATACCATATGATAATATAAAATCACGGAACATTAAAGAAATTGTATTATGATTAATTAATCCGTTTGATGTTATATATGTATGATTTTCCGACGAAACTTCAATATCATATGTTTGCATCTTTTCACGGTAAACCCTTTTTACTTTCGATGTAACATAATTTTCTAATTTAAAAGGAAAATAAGAAGATAAATCGATATATTTCCCAATTTCATTTAATGTATCACGATTTATAAAAATATAATTTTTATCTTTATTATTACAAATAAATGTTGTTAATTTAGAATATAATTTGGATTTTGATGTAATAATTGATGACAATTTTGATTGTATATTTTTTGCTAGTGAAATATTAATGTAAATTTTTTCTCTATCTATTTCATATTCAAATTCATTTAATAATTGATTTTTTCGATTGCTTATAAAGCCGATTATATTCCGGAATTTTAATTTATCGTTTTTAAAGCGAATTGTTACCCGGTACATTTTATTATTAAATCCTGCATTGAGTTTATCTATTTCTCCTAGATACGACTGAATTCCTAAATACATCAATAATTCTTGAACTTCAGCCGTTATATGTTTATATTTTGAGTATAATGAAATACATCCTTCAGATATATCGCCATCCGATTCAAACAATCCTCTTAAATATGCTGCAATAACAGACTTTTTTGATCGAAAAATTGCTTCCGGAATATGATACACATGTGATTTTCCATCTTTAATTGTTGAAATTTTTTTCTTTTTTTCTAATCCATTATTTATTAAATAATTTCCAAGGTTAATAGAATGTGTTGTTATTTCATATATCCTCTTATTTTTATTAAAACTGCAATTACAATTTAATGAAAATAAATTTCGAGTTAAATCAATAATATAATCTGCTAAATCCTTGTCTTCAGAAAATACGGGAAATCTAATCCCATCTACTATTCCCGATTCACTCCTAAATTTTATACTGCCATCTCCGGTAAATAATCCAATATATTCGGCCAATTGTTCATCTAATACCGTCGGCAATGTTATGGAGGATATATTATGATGTTCACTAACTAATTTATTATTTAATTTTACGTAATCAGAGCGATCATTGTCAACGCCCAAATATGATATTACAATATCTCCAACAATGATGTCAGGAGAATATTTCCATTCATATATTTCATCATTTAATACCCGAATTCTATGCGTAGAAGAATTTTTTGCTATTCTTCCGTCTTCTAATTCAATTACATAACCATCTACTACCCCATTATTATAATATTTTATAATATTTGTATTTCCTTTTTCATCAGAAACTTGAATATTATCAATTATGTCTAAAAATTCATTTTCATTTGGATGATTACTTACTAAATTTTTTATTTTAATAAGTCCCAAATTAGTAACTATTCTGGTATTTTCTTCTATACAACCCGTTGGCGCTATAGAACTAACTGTAACATTTCGAGCATGATTTCCTTTAAGAACGGGAACTTTATATTCCGAATTTAATTTTTCCGATTCTTTTATAATCCGAGAAACAAATGGGGCACTTTTCCATTTATCTTTATTAAATAATCCAAAATCCCCCTTTTCGGCCCCAAGTTCTTCAGTGCTAATATATAACCAATAATTAAACCATTTAATAAATTCTTCTATTGAATCATTTCCATCTTTAGAACCATATACCAATCCCTTTTTAAATAGCCACGCCGCAATATTAGTTACCCCCGCCCCCGTGCGCCTTAGTTTTTTAATAGCCAATTCTTGATGAGGAGTTGCATAAGTCTTATAAACCAATTCACATTCATTAACATTATCTAAAAACCGATTGATTGATTTAGAAATCTTTTCTAATTGTTTTATGTAATCTTTTTCTTCCGTTGAAAATTTTCCACAATTAATCGATGCCAATACACAAAGAGATTCTCGTGAAAGATATTGTTCTGAACATGCGTTGGTTCCGATAATTCTTGAATCATATTCATCCGCTGGATCGTACATTGCATCCGAATTGCTATATTTTCGGGCAACATCGATATTCTGAATTCCTGGCTCTGCATTTTGATGCATGTTTTTTGCAATTAATTCCATTAATTTCCGAGCCTTTACAGTTTTAGTAAATACTTCTTTTTTTCTATCATGAGTAGCTATTTTATAATATCTTCCCGTTTCTTTTTCCTTAGTTGTAAACATATCAATACTATGCACATCAACATAAACTTTATCACCCTTTTTTAAAGGAGGAATAACAAATTTTAATTCCCAATCTTCATCATTTTCGATGGCCTTATAAAATTTTTCTGTACATTGTACACTAATATTGGCATTTTGAATTTTTGTATAATCCGATTTTATTTGTATAAATTCTTCAACGTCTGGATGGTCACACAAAATGCTAAACAACATTGCGGGAATTCTTCCGCTATTTTTTAATAAAATCGATTGGGCACAAAATAAATGATCGTCCGAATCCACCGTAATATCATATGTAATACTTTCTCCATTTTTAATAACCGACTCCACTTTTTGAATGTAAAGATCACAAATAGAATTGGTATATTTAATATATTTGCTATCGGAAAAAGGATCTTTTTCATTTATATCACGAAATAAATTGGGATTTATATTTAAAGATTTAGCTCGAAATGGAGTTTTAAGTCTATCATATTTCCCCATCAAATTTCCTTGTTGGATTTTTATAGAATCTATTTCGGAAATTTTTTCTAACGATGCTTTCCCAACCGCCGACAAATTAAAACATGGTTCATATCCCGGTCGAATTTTTTTTCTTAACTTCATTACATATCCAAATTTTTGCAAATGAAGTTTCAAATTATATAAAAAATCGCCATCAACTAATGAAAGACATATGTTTCTTTTAGTAATAGAATTATAACCATCGCCATCAAATAATCCTGCAAAAAATGATTCCAAATTAGATTGATTACAATTTGTAAAAATTTTAGGAAACCCTAGATTTTTCGTCGTTCCTTTTAAACATTCTATATGTTTAAAAAAGTTATAAAACCATTTCCCAAGTATTATTCTTGTACAATCTTCCGAAGTACTATTCCGCTCTCCTACTTTAATATTAATTCCACATTCACCTACATTACATCCAAATACAATTTTAATACATGCATTAAATTTATCCAATATTTCAGGCCAATTATTAGAAAATGCTATTTCGATAGTTTCATTATATACACATCCATCTCCATAAATAATTCCTAAAATATAAGATAATTCGGGAGTTAATATCGTTGGAATTTTTTCGGGAATAAAAAGTCGGTTACTATTATTATATTCGCTTAATTCATATTTAAAATGGTCAAATGTAATATTATCTACAAATTTCCTGGTTCCATTAAATCTTTTACAAATAACATAATCACCCGGAGATATTTCTCCCATTTTCTTTTCTATATGTGCATCATTTTTCAAATCATAAACTAATATTTTATGATCGAGGCTGGCATCTATATAATCACCATATTCCAAATTTAATCTAAATATTTCTTTTTGTGGATTTTTAAACCAATTAATAATTTTAACTATTCCATCTTTACCTATTATATTTCCATCGTAATTTGTTTCAACGATTTCTTTAATTGTTTTATATCCATGCTCTGTTAAAATATTTGTATTGGGATGTAAACATTGTCCTACATAATATCCTATTTTATCAGTATATTCCATCCAGTGCACTGCGCCCGTCGATTGATTTGCCGAATTTGATACCCTTGTACCCCGTGGGCGCAATCTTGAAAAATCGGTGCCCAATCCTTGCCGATAAGCCGCACATTTAGCAATAGTATAGGACGAATTCCTTATGATAGCTTCTAAACTGTCCCATTCCTCTCCATCTCGATTTTTTCCTAAAGACGTAGCCGTGCAATTAGCTAAACTAATTTTTCTGCCCGATCCGGCTCCTTGCATGATAGATCCGGCGGGATGCCACCAATCATTAAAAATTTCGTCAAACCAACGGTTACTCCAATATTCTCGTAATTCTTGGGTGGATTCTACTGAAGCAATAAAATCGCAAACCCTTTTTACAGCTTGCACATAAGTTTCTTCAGGAGAAGCGGCATATTTCTTTTCAAATGCATCTATTGAAAATTGGTTTCCTTGAAAATATTCTTTCGTTGATAAATCTTTTACATCTTCAAATTTTGTTACATTTTCTTCCATATCTTCTTAAAATCTATTTCGTGTCATCTTGTATAAGTAGATAATTTTAATCCTAAAAGACCCCAATAAAAAATTTTATTTTTAAACTTTTTTAAGCACATAAATATATTTACGGACTATCGTTCGGAGAATTGTTACGAACCTTTTTCCATGCCTTTTGAAGCAATTCTCTTTCCCGTTCTTGTTCTTCTTTGTAACTACTTATAAGCTCCATTCCTTCAATAGAATCTTTGTCAAATATCTCAATGTTTCCTATTGAAGTATCAAATCGACATATATACCAAAATCCATCTGGACCAAATCTGTTTTTCATTACAGAAAGTCGTGCGGTTCCTTGTCGTTTATCAAAATCGTTACGAGCCAATGCCATAATAAAATCTCCAATCATAATTTTTTGAAAACTATCCGCAACATTTGTTGCACCAATAACGTCTTCTTCATGTGCTGATCGATTTGCTTGGGATGCTGTCCATCCAGGAACTTGTAATTCTCCCAATATTCCCCTCAATTCCGTATATACGTTTCCCGAATCGATATAAGTGTTCGACCCTTTTTCTGTTTGCAGGGGTCGCATCAAATCGGCATAATCAACAATTACCATATCAATCTTAATTCCATGTAAAAGTTGCAAACGATCAATGTGCATTTTTAACGATGCAGCCGTAACAGTTCGGGTTGGAAAATATTTTACATATAACTTTCCGAGTCCCTTTGATTTTAATTCTTTAATTTTTTCCTTGACAACATCTGTATTTTTTCGAACGTCTTGAAATGGAATTCTTGTAAAAATAGAATCATATCTCAATCCTACATACATCTCATTAAGTTCCATTGTAAAATGCATTACATTTTTTCCTTGTTTCATAGCCTCCGACCCCAATCTTGCTAGAAACCAAGATTTCCCCGCCCCCGGTGGTGCAACCACAAATCCAAGATCTCCCTTTCCTAATCCTCCGTCTAAATGTAAATCTATTATATCCCAATTTGTGCGAATACATTCTCGTGCCATTGCAGAATGTCGAGCGTCAACATCATCTAAATATTCATGCCCCAATTTTCTTTCCAGCCCGGCTTTTGATGCCTCATTAATTACTTGCCAAATTTTGTCATATTTTCCCTCTTTCAAATACAAATGAGATTCCCAAATGGCATTTCTTAATTTCTGATTTCTACAAAATTCAAGAAATATCTTTTTTGTATAATCTAAATCCTTATGAGACATATACTGGTATGTCTCTTTTAAATGATCAAGAATGGTTGATTTTAATACTTCATCCTGAATCTTTTCCATTTCTACTTTAAACACTTCTTTTGTGGGAGCGCTTCTATAGTTAGGAAAATATTCTAAAATTATTTTAATTATCCATCGGTGAGCATCGGCCTCAAAATATTCAGCGTTAATTATATCTATTGTTCTTTCAATAAATTCACGATCAGTTAAAAGCGCCGATATACATTTAGATTGGAAAGTTTTTCCATATTTCTTTAACGTGTCAATTTCCTTTGTATGATCTTCCATATTTTTCTTCTTTCGTTCAAATACTATATCACATTTTATTGCAATTGAAAACTTATTATATTTTGTTTGAATTTTTATTTTAAAAAAAGTTGCTTTTGTTGTAATTCCTGATATATTATATCAGTAGGCTGAAATCGGCTGTAGGGCCGCCAAGGCTTTAGAACCTCAACTAAAGAAAGGTAAATTATATGTCTTATAGAATAAATATACTTGTCAACGGTTCTCGTTGTAAACAATATCAACATGACGGAAAAACTTTCATCGAAGCCAAATCGGGTTCGGAATATGTCATTGAAATTAAAAACAATACGGAAAATAGAATTTTGGCCGTATGTTCTGTAGATGGGCTTGACGTTTTGAATGGGAAGCCCGCTCGCTCGGATAATCCGGGGTATGTTATTAATAGATATTGCAGCGTTAAAATTGACGGATTCCGAGTTTCCGATTCTAAAGTTGCTAAATTTGTATTCGGATCTAAAGAAGATTCGTATGCCGCTATAAAAGAAACGGAAGAAAACGAAGAAGGACTTCAAAAAAATGTTGGTGTTATTGGTGTAGTAATTCATAAAGAAGATATACCAGTACTTAAAAAATATAAAAAATGCGAAAATCATGAACATCTTCATCACCATTATCATTTTCACCGTCGTCGATATCCATATCCGACATATCCTCCATATTGGCCAGAACCATATAAACCTTACTGGGAAACTCCATTATTATGTAGCACTGATACATCACATAAATCGCCCAAGTCTTCTGACTTAATGTGCCACGCCCAATATACTTCGGAGGTTCAATATACTTCAGAGGTTCAAGAAAACTCCCCTGAATTATTTGACCTTGGCACCAAATGGGGAGGCGCAGAAGAATCCAATGTTGTTGTAGTCAAATTTAAGCCCGGCAACGTTGATTTTGTCTCCTCGATTTTTTATGCCAGCCGAGAAAGTTTAATCAAAATGGGAGTTCCTTTAACTTCCGAAAAACAAATAAGCTTTCCCGAGCCATTTGTCGATAAAAAATATGCTAAACCTCCAAAAAATTGGAATGGATAATAAATAACGAATCTAAGGCCCCTCAATTTGAGGGGACCTTTTTATTATATTTCTTTAACACCCAAATTTTCATTGTGGGTTATATCTTCATAATATAATTCCTTTTTAATTCCAATTACATCTTCCGGTAAAAATTCTTCCATACATTCTTGATTAATTTGCTTTCGTAACATCTGTCGATCTATATGCCGACGCTTTCTAGTTTCTAATTTTCTCATTTTTGAATTCATAATTAATCCTTTCTGAATTTCAATTTATTCATACCGTAAAAGATACGGAACTTTACTTATATCATATTTGGTAGATATATCTTTTCGATAAATAATTATTTCTCTAACATAAATTCCAAGAGAACGATTATCATTCGTTTTAGTACAATGTGATGGAATAAAAGTATTAACATTTAATTCTATATGTTTTCCTTTTACAGGAATTTTTAAACTATTATAATGAAAATTTAAATTTGTTTTAAAATACTCATTATCATTATAAATACATTTTATAATATTATCTTTTATTTGATTATAAAATCCGATTTCTATCGCCGTGACTCCGGAATTAAAGTGCAATATTGAGTTACCACTGGTCCATCTAAAATATGGACCTTCCTTAACTCTATAAGGTTCTTCTCCTGGCTCGCATTCATACCATCCATCCCCAATAAACACATCTGATCGGCTACAATCCGTTGGATCAAGGTTGCACCACTTCATATTTTTAATTGCTATATTAGAAAATTTACCCGATTGAATTCTGTTTATTTCTATTTTAATTCTTTCCCTCTCGATAAAATTTGCAAGCCATGCATTATTCCGGGCATATTCTAATTGTTTATTCGGAATTTCAAATCCTAACTCTGATTGGAAGCGAAACATTCGATATAATCTTATCGGGAATCCTTTAAAAATTCCATCATAATCATCTGAAACTGTTGTAAGAATTTTATTTTCCAATGATTTATAAGATATATTAGCCGGATCAGCAATAATCCCGGTGGTTAAATCAAGATAAATACCATTAATTGCAAAATCCCGGTGACAAAATGTAGCCCGCACAATTGTTTCATCACATATTTCTCCTTCTTTGGGAAGATATGGAGTAAGATCCATTTTCATTTCAGAAGAAGTATTTTTATAAATGCAAAGTCGTATCGCATTATTTGTAATAATTGGATTTATTCCTTGACAAAAATCGCCCGTTTGTTTGGTCAATCCAATTGAAAAATCTCCTGCCTCCTCTGGTGTGCCAATAAATAACATATCAATATCTCCAGGCTTCCTTCCAAGAAATAGATCTCTTAGAAACCCGCCAAAAACATATACTTTTCCCGCATATTTGCTGGATTTAGTATATTCCATCAATAAATTTATTATTGGATGTTTTTGATCAATGTTCATTTATAATTAATCACTACGAATTACACCATCTAATAATCCAAACACTCCTTCCGCCCAAGAAACATGATTGGGAAGAATGCTCTCAATCATATCTTCTCTTACTAATTTATAAAACGCTCCTCTTTCTAGCCGAGGAATTTTTTCCGTTTCCAAACATTCATTGCAATGTAATTGAGCTATAGTAGATAATGAAGTATCTCGCAATTGCATTAAAGATATATTCCTATCAATAATTGATTTATTTGAAACAATGTTTTCACAAACTTTATATTTATCCTTTAATTCTTCTGCCCGAGATATTATTTCATTGGCCGAATATATTTTTTCTTCACTCAACCAAGGAAAATGTTTAATAATAGTTTTTAACCCGGCTAATTTTATTCCATCTATATTATCTGAAGCATCTCCGTCTAATGCTCTAAATAATACAAAATTATTCGGATGAATTTGATATTCATTCAAAACTTCAACCGGGCCATATATTCTTTTTTTCGTTGGAGAATATACACAAATATTTCCAGTACATAATTGTAAAAAATCTTTATCACTGGACATTATATAAACTTTTTTAGAATTCTTGAAATAATCTGTTGCCAAATATGCAATTACATCATCTGCTTCAACATGATCTATTGAAAGTATATTAACGGGAAATGTTTTTAAATAATGTAATAACCTTAAAAACTGATTCCTCATTTGAATCTCTTCAGTTTTAGCATCAGACATTTCTTCATATGCCCGATTTAGACGAATTTTTCCCTTTCTATTTTCTTTATATTCGGGAAAAATTTTTCTTCTTTTAAACGATCCCCCCACTCCATCAAATACTATTATACATCTAGTAGGAGCAAGCAATTTAATTCCATATCCCACAGATTTTAAAAACCCCACAAGTCCTCCGGTATGATTCCCGTTTTCATCCATTGCTGGATTTGCGGACCAACAACGTATAAATGTGTTTGTTCCATCGACCAATAAAATATTGGAATTGGTTTTTTCTTTCCAATCTCCCGGTTTGCTTGGTGATTGTTTTACCTTATTAAAAGCTTTTAATAATCTAAAACGCTCTTCATTTGTAAGATTCACTTATATTCCTTTACATTTTATTCTTCAACTTTTTCAGCTTCTTTCATAAAATCATCTTCGGAAATTTCCTTGGTGTCTTCAATAATAGCATCGCTTGGATCCCTATATTGCATGATATAAGAATCACATATAGCCCGATAAAACTCATCTTTTAATTCAGGATTGGTTTTTACCAATTCTAAAAACTTTTGTGTATTAAATTTAATTTCTTCTCCGGCGTTAGTTTTATATGTATAACCCCTTCCGTCTCCTTTAATAATAGAATATTCTTTCATGAATTTAAGCCAACTAGCTAAATCCTGAATTCCTGAATCATAATGTATTTCAAATGTAGCAAATCTTCCACCTGGACCCAGCCTATTCTTAACCACATGCGCTTGGGTAGATACTCCTATTACCTGATCATTTTTTATAACCTTACCCTTTGAGGCCAATCTTATTCTAACGGATGCGGCAAACGCTATGGCCTTACCTCCCGGGGTAATCCATTTATCTCCATATAGTCCGGCATTCATGTTGTATCTTAATTGATTAGTAAGAACTAATAAAATTCTTTGCTTATTAATCAATCCGACAATCTTTCGCATGGCTTTTCCTAATATCAAAGATTTTCCAGTATTATATCCATCTTTTCCATGCGCCGATTCCAATTCCTGTTCAATGGTTGCTTGTGCAATTGAATCAACAAAAATAGTTAAAAGTCTATCTTTATATTTTTTACGGGTTATTCCTATGATTAATTCGATTTCTGAAAACAATTCCTCAAGAGTCATAAAATTACGGCACAATACATCTGGGATTTTTACTCCGATGGCTTTCCAATAATTTTTATCTATTGCTGCCTCCGAATCGAAAAATACACCTATCCCTCCCATTTTTTGTGTATTGGCCAATATATGCCCACAAAATAAAGACTTTCCGGTGCTTTCTAATCCACTAAATTCAACGATTTTTCCAGCCGGAAGTCCTCCATTACGACGATTAGAAATTGCCAGATCTAATAAAGTTGATCCAGTAGAAACCCACTCTAATACATTCCACGGGTTATCATCTTCATCCAAAAAATAGGCTACTTTAGACCCATCTTTTTGTTTTTTATTTATTTCATTTTGCAATAAAACGGCAAGCTCGTCTCTCTCAATGCTTGTCTCAAGTTCAACATGCTTACTCTTAGATTTTTTATTTTCTTGTGCCATATAATTTTAGAATAAAGAGGGGTAGCGTGTTTTCTGCTACCCCATTGTATTATTTTTTAGTTATCTTCATTGGTATTGAAAAACCTTTCAAACTCATCCGCCAATTCATCTTTTGACTTAGAAGTTGAAGGTTGTTCTTTAGATGCAGTTTCCTTAACTACTTCTTCCTCATCAAACGGTTCCGTTTCGGGAGTAACCGATTCATCCAAAGGTTCAAGCTTGGGATTAATCCATCTTTCCACCGCTTCTTTAAGCTCATCGTAAGATTTAAGAGGAAAAATAGTTAAAATATCTACCTGATCCTTAACCTTTTCCATAAGATCCCGTCGGCTAGGATCAACCACAGGAGATACATTAGGATCCGCCAGAATATCAGTTTCTGGGAATGATTGTCCCGCCGCATTTTTCTTTTTTGTTGCGGCTGTGAATGTAACCTCAATATCCCGTCCTTCAGTATAAGAAGTAATATCTCCGTACTTTGGATTGACCATTAACATGAGAAGTTGTCTATATACCTTTGCTCCAAATCCCCAAAATCTTACTCCCAATTCTTCTTCTCCACGTACTATAATAGGTACATACGTACGAGTAACCGGGGCCAGTTTAGCAGCTAATTTTTTTTCTTCATTGCTTCCCCCTGCCCGGAGAGCTTCAATTGTTTCCAAGACAGGATCTGGTTTTCCAAAAGTACACGGAGCCAAATAATTATTATCACCTAATTTATAATAAAACTTCAATTCGATAAAAGGGTTTTCCGGGTTAAATTTATAAGGTACAATTCTTATATCTTGTTTCCCTTCCGACGGTTTCCAAAGGTGTTTGGCAAACTTTGATGCGTTGGTGTTTTCTTCAAACCTTTTAAGGCGAGCGGCAAGTAAATTTACATTTAATTTAGACATAATTTTTTAAACAATTTAAATATTTTAATTAATTAACTAGAGTAATCGGATAATCATTGAACCATTATTCAAATCTTAACCTATTAACTCTAATACATATAACAGTATGCCAGAAAAGATCGTATTTGACAACTTATTTTAATAACTTTTTTTGATATTATTCTAAAATTAAATTTATTTTAAGAGGAACTATTTTTAAAAAGGAATCCGCCGTAATAATAAGGGAATTTTCGTATAATTTCCAATTAACAACATACTCCGGATCTAATTTTCCATTTTCTTCTTCAATTAATCGGTTCATCGCATTTAATGTATAAAGTGTATTTGTTTGTTTTTTCCGATGTATAAGAATAGTGTTTGAAAATTTAGATGAAGCTTTTAACATGTTAATAACATTATATGTAAGATAAATTTCTTTAGGATTTTTAGAATTTTCAAATACAAAAATTCTATTATTATACACCTTATAAAATTTGCGGATTTCTTCGGCTATTTTTTTAAATTCTTTAGTTCCCGAGAAAGTACATAATAACTGTCTATCTTCCCTATAATTCTTCATACACTTTATAAAATTAATCTAAGGTTTTACATACTTAGTTAAAAACGTTACTGCTTCACGATAACCCATTTTATCGGCATGTTTATACAATTCTGTTAATTGTTTTTCCAATGATTCATTAATATTTAATACATTTGCTACATTAGTAACCACCGTCTCATCAGTATCAATTATCTGTTTAGCCAATTCCTTTTCGGCCTCAATTTGTTGAGGAGTTTTAGGAGCGGGGTGTGGGGGAGGAGAGGTAGATGATCCTTGCGATGGAACTTCATTTTCCGAATCTTCCCCACCAATAGGTTCTATTGCTAATTTCGTATTTCCCTGAAAAATGTTAGGTTCTTTTTTGGGTTCTTGGGGCAATTGGTCTATCGCCACGTCACTAGCATTAGGAATCGCTGATTTAGGGAGGGCTTTGCTTATCCCCGCCGCCCGCATCCGGTCTGCCGGTTCTTTTGAACCCGCTCTTTTTGTAATTTTTGATGGCTCGCTTCGTGCAAATTGTGGAACTGGATTTTCTTCAAAATGAGTACCACGAGCAATCGCCGCATGTTTATGTTTAGGAGTAGGAAATGTAACCAAAATCCCATCCTTATTATATGCTTGTCGTTCTGGAAATCTTCCTTCAACTACTCGATTGCAAAAATTTATGGATTCTTTTTCAGAAAATCCATGTCCTATTAAATACTCTTTTAAAATGGTTATATGCTGATTATCTTCTATATTAAAAATACCATCAGATATTCGATTATCAATGCATATATCTAAAAGAATCTTATTGACTAAATCAGATCTATTAAATTCTGCCATGTTAAAACACTCTTGTTTCTTTACAATATAAATATAAAAGGAAAATTGTAAAGTATATTTATAACAATATTTGTTTTACATCATGATAAGAATTTCCCATATAAATTTTGGTAGGAAACTTTCCATTATAACCCATAATTTTACATATTTCTTTTAATGTATCTATACCATCTTCTTTATGGAAATCATACATTACAGCATCATATGTATATAAAACCGGAAGAGTTTTTTTAGAATTTAAATAATCCATTACTTTTTTTAACCTGGAAATGGCTATTTCTCCTTCTACTGCCTGTAAAATATAATTGAATACTTTAGGAGGATTGGGATCTAATAAATGCTTATTTGTTATTTTTCGTTTAAATAACGGAGTTAAAACATATCCATTTTGATTAAAAAATTTCCACTGTTCATCTATATAAAACTTTAAATTAGATAAATATTTTATATGAGAATATTTATCTTCTACTCCACCATAAAATTGTCGAAATGTAATTCTTTTAGCTTCTTTAATATCTATTTCATCTACATTCTCTTTTTTAAAATATAAACAAGATAAATATGTATGAATATCAGTGCTTTCATCAATAGGATAATTCGTTAAATATGAAACAATACGAGGATGAAATGCAGTATAATCAATAATTACGATTGCCCCATCTTCTTTCCA